GGTAGCTTGATACCAGTCGGCTCGCCGTCTGGACCAATGTCTTCAAAGCCTTCTAAATCTAGATCTACGTGACACTCAAGAAGAGTGTACATAGGAATTTGTTTTCCAGATTTTGTAGTGCCTTCTAAATCTTTTTCTTTTTTTGAAACTTCGTCATTAACAATTGTGCCTGGAGGTGTTAATTCAACATCAGCATAAAATCCCGCTACTTGTTGTTTTCTTAATTCATTCTCAGATATTTTTACAACGTGAATAATAGCTTCTGCTTCTGCTAAACTATTTGCTGTGTAAGGTACGATTAAATCATCAGCAGGAACAAATTTAGAAACTGCTCTGCCTAATAAATCATCATAGTAAATTTTTTTAAATGTAGATCCTGCTAAAGGTAAATGAAATAACATAGAATCAAACTCTGGTTCGTATTCTGTCATTTGATCCATAATCTGATAGTTCATGAAATCTTTTACTCTGTGTGCTTGTTGATCTTTAGCTGGTGTTTTAATTCCTAAAACTTGTGTTCTTACTGGACCATCACTTGGTAATAATTCTTTGTATGCTGTAGCTTGGAACTGTGTAACAGCTTCTGCTAGTACAGGGTGCGTGGCTCCCGAAGCACCTTGAAAAGGTTCTGTTCTGTTTTCGTATTTAAATCCTAATAGATCAAGTCCATCTGTATAAGATTTCTCCCAATCTTTTCTAGACATCTTGTAATCCATGTAATTACTTTTTAGTTCAGATCCTACTGGGTCTAAAATATCTTCAGGTAAAATATCTGCTAAATTATCAAAATGTTTTTCTGTTCCCGGTACATTAACTGCACTTGGTTCAAAATCAATCGTTGCACCGCCATCCTCTTCAGGGATAACTTCTACGGGTTGCTGTTCTTTTATTTCTTCCTTTATCTCGACCTCTTCGCCCGGAACTTTAATCTGGGTACGAGTGTTAGGAAGTCCTTTGTCTATATCTGCCATTTAAACTCCTAGTATTTTCTACCACGTTTTATTATAGAAGCCAAGCCCTGTGGTGTGGGTCCTGACTCTGGTGGTTTTCCTGATCTATCGCCGGCTAGTTTAGCTATGCCTCCGCCTGCTGCACCTAACCTACCCATTTCTTCCATAAGAATTTTTTGTTCTTCTGCTTGTTGAGGACTTGGTATATATGAACTTTGTCTTTTGTAAGGCATCGGTTCATTTACTTTTCTTGAACCTATAAGAGGATTAAAACCATATGTTTGTTCTAAACCAAACTCAGCTGCATTTTTAGATAAGGGTGCGTTTTTAACATTTTCAAGATATTCTACTGCACGATTATAATCTGTTTGAGCTTCTTTTCTTGCTTCTTCAGTATTTGGATCACCATAGTTTCCTGAAAAATACGCATCATTATAAACATTAAGCAAATCTTCTTGTGACATAGACATGGTTTCTCTAAAATTATCAAAAGTTCCTCGTTCGGGTTGAGTTTCAATACCTCTAAGATCAAAATTTAATCCTGATATATCTTCTCCAACATCCCCCATTTGTGTTGCTTTTAATCTTTGATTTGAAATAAAACTTTTAGCTTTTGAACTATCACTAGCTTCATCTAAAGCTCTTTCTGAAAATAATTCCTCTTCTAGTGTAACAGTAGAAGAATCAAGATCTTTTTTTGCTGTTTCTATAGCACTATCAAATTCTGAAGCATCTGGAAGATAATCAAATTCACTTGCGTTTAAATTTTCTAACTCTGCTTTTTGGTTTTCAAAAGATTTTAATTTTTGTTGTTTGTTGTAATAATTTTGAACATTACCATAAATTTTTGCAAGTCCAGGATCAAGTTCTCTTGATATTTTATCCATGTTAGCTGATAACGTTTGATTCCCAGGTACTAAATAATCTGTTGAGTATTTTATTGATTCTGAAAAAGTATCTCCCATTCCCATTCTAACAGCAGATTCTAATCCAATTAGTCCTGCTTCAAAAGCAATACCTAATGAACCTAAAGTTTTTAAAACTCCTTGAACAGTTTTTGCTCCTGTAGTGTTTACTAACTTAGAAAAGTTTTTCATTTCAGAACCGTCTTTAAGGTTCCCTTTATTTATTTTATCTATACCTTTTCTTTCACAAGTTGCACCATCTTGAAAACCAATACGACCGCCAGATGATTTGCCTGTGCCACAACCAATTACTTTAAGTAGATTTTTTAAACTTCCATATTGTTTTTTAATAAGTTGTTTTCCTTGTTTTGTTTTGTCTATTTCTTTAGCATAAGAAGTAAATCTTTCAGATTGAGTTTCTCCTTTAAACCCTTTTGCAAAAGTTAATTCCCCATTAACAATTTTGTAAGGTTGTTTTAAATTTTTAAATTTAGGATAAAACTCTGCTGTTAGTTCATTTAATCTATTTAAACTTTTTGTAACATTTTTACCTTCATTAATATTATTAATTAAAGATTTTCTTTTAACGCTGTAACCACCAAAACCAGCGTTTGTATTTTGAAAAGCAGTTCCCCCTATTAAATTGTTAGCAACCTCTGTAGCAAATTTTTTATTTTTAGGGTTTTTAACAGCTTCTGAAACTCCGTACAAATGATCTATGCTATATTTTAATTCGTCAGGGAGAGTTGAAATATCTAAAATTTTTTTTAAAGAATTGTGTTCTTTTTTAATTTGCTTTGTAATAGGAATACCTGTAATCTTTTCTAAGTTTTTAATATTTTTTTTATAATTAATATTAGCCGCGCTAACTTTTTCTCGATAAGGTTTATAACTTTTAAATCGTTTTTCAAACAAAGTTTGTTTCATTGAAGCATTTATTTCAGCATCTGAACTTAACATATAGGGAACATCAGGGTTAGAAGCTATAACTTCATAGGCTTTTTTTAACTCTGCTTCTGTAAAACCAAATCCTCTTCCTTTATTTAAAGCTATGGTTTTAAAATAATTATCTATATCTTTTTTTAGTTTTGGATTTGTATCTATTTGACCAGCATAAAATAACCTTTTATAAAATCTATCTTTTTCTGGAGAATTTGCTTGAGACACTAGTAAAGATTCATCAAACATTTTAAAAAAATTTTTATTATCAAAAAAACCAATTATTTTTCCATCTTTTTTTCTAACTGTTTTTCTAGGACTAACGGTAGGTAAGTCCCCACTTTGAGCTACACTGTTATTTTTAAATTGTGTTTTTTTTGCTTTTTTAAAATCTTTTTTTAAATCTTTTAAATATTTTTCTTTATCTCTAACACCATAATTTTTAAAATTATTATCTAACCAATTATTAAGCCATTTATCCATTTCTGCTCGTTGTGCTATATATTTTGCTTTTGTGGCTTCTCCCCCAGCAAGTTTATTTCCACCTTTGCCTTGATTTCCAGCATAGCTTCCTGGTTCATCAACCAAGCCACGTTTAGGTGTGTCTACATCGCCGCCGTCTGCAAAACTATCTTCAGTTTTTATTTCAGGATACTCTTCTTTATCAAATTTTTTAAGAACATCTCTAATCATATCACTTAGGTTTGTTGAACCTTTCATTTGCATGCTGGCTTTTGTAACTGTGTTATCAGGCCTAGTAGCTATTCTTTTGCCCGGCTCTCTTTTAAAGACATCTTCCTTTTCTTCTGGATCGGCTAGCGTGCCTTTGTCTCCTTCTGGAAAATCTGGAACTAAAACATTTGCAGGATTTCTTGATGTAAGAGTATCGAAGGTGTCCTCAATAGTTTTTTGAGGTTGCATAGACTTGGCTATATCTGATCCTGTTACAGTCTTTTGAATTTTTGCTGCATCTAATAATGGATTATCAAAGTCTAACCCTTGTGATGTAATTTGAATTTGTCTCTCAGGAGAAAGTACCTTGTTAATTTCATCTATCTTATCTTTAAGATCTTTTGCTTCTGCAACAAGCATAGGAACCTCTTCTGCCTCTGCTTCTTGAATAGATGTAATAATTTCCATGAACCGTTGTTTAAGTTGATTGGGACTTACACCTCCACCGATTGCAAAGCCTAACTCTCTCTCAACTAGGTCTTGTGATTCTTTACCTAGATACTGTTTAATTTTTTCGTAGTTTATTTTTTTTCTCTTCTTAACTTCTGCTGCTGGTTTTCTTTTAGGTAGAACAGTATTGTTGGATACCGAACCACCGCCATTGAACCCTGGACGAGTCAGGTATGCCATCATCTCGTTGTAATGTTTTACTTTCATTATTCTCCTAATAGTTTAGCTAAACCACCTGTTGCAAAGTCTTCACCTTTTCTTGCTGCGTCTGCTAAAGACTCAGCTCTACCTACTTCAAACTCGCCACGTTTCATTTCTTTAATTTTTTTACCTGTTGCAAATTCTTCCATAGTTCTTGCGTCACTACTTAAAATATTATCAACACTTTCTAATACTTCTCCATCAAAGTCTGCATTACCATCTGGATCTACATTTACAGGAACTTCTTCTTGTGCCGTGAAGTCTCCTTTAGTCTTAACAGCTTTACCTGTTTTTTCATCTACAACTACGTAACCAGGTGGTTCATATTCTATCTCATAAGATTTATAATAATCATTTTTACCTTCAACAAACACTCTACCATCATCATGTTTTGTCACTTGAATTCCAGGTAATTCTTTAACTTCGTATTTCATAATGTCTGCATCTATTTTTGTACCAACACCCTTGTCTATAACTTTATCTACAAATTTAGGAAACCATGCAGGCATAGTTGTTGTTGTGTTTGTAAGAGGTGTGACTGTTTTTGCAACCTTCGCTGCAGGTTTAAAAAATTTACCAAGAACAGGTATTGACGCTAGACCCGCCATTAGTTTCATAAAGTTTCTTCGACCTGGATTAGGTGGGCCACCTTCTTTTAAACCATCTCTTGGTTCACCTAACATGTAGGCTAGACCACCACCTGCATTTTTACTTCTTTTAACTGATCTATCAAACTCACCTTGAAAATCTAAAGTATCTCCTTTTTCCATTAACAATTTATCATAAGCTTCAGGATTTTTTCTTCTGTCCTTAAGCATTGTAAGCACTCTTCCTTGTAACTCTTTATCCATAGCCATAATTTCATCTGCATAAGACTCATCTAATTCTGGAAAATTTTTTAATAATTTTTCTCTACTTAATTGAAATCCCGATGGCATAGAGGGTACCTCTAAAGTTTTTCTATTTACTCTTTCATTAAACGCTCCAAACATTTCTCTGTTTAGTGCTGACTCAGGACGATCTATCTTATCTGCAGTTGTAATTGCTTTTTTACCAAACCGCTTGTTTATTTCTTTCATTAAGAAAGGAAGTCCTTTTGTAACTATGTCACCTTTTCCAAAACCTGCTCGACCACCTATTGCCATAGCATCTGGGTCACCATCATAATCTTCTAATTTACTACCAAGATCTTTTTCTTTTTTCTCTTTAAGTCTTGCAACAGAGTCTTTGTTTTGTTTATTCATTCTGGCTATTATTTCTGCTTCTGTCTCTGCTCCTTTACCACCTTGAATAACTTTAGGTTTAAAACCTTTGAATGCATCTAAAACTTTATCGTCAGCTACTGTTTCGATACCTTCCATCTTAGCTTGGTCGCTAGGGTTTAAAGGTATACCTCTGTCCATTTTTTTCATGACCTCTTCAATACCTTCTGACTGACTACTTCTAAGATTTTTATCAATCGTTAGTTTCATCTCAACATCAGTTAAAACTTGTTTTAGATCTTTTGTAGACTTAATAGATTTTTCTGCTGAGACAGGATTGTACCCACCCGCTTTGAGCATATCGAATATATCTTGAACTTTCGTTAAAATTTCTTTTGGACTAGGGAGAGAAGCTATACCACCTTTATCTTTAACAAGAAGTTGTCTTGCAAGAGTGTAAGCTAACTGTCCAATTTTTTGAGTCATTAATAATACGTCCTAGGTTTAGGGTCTTTCTTTTCATCGATATAATCTTCAGGGTGTCCGATAAGTCCACCTTGCCTGAATCTCATGATAGCTTGTGTTGTAGAGTCCACAAGGTCGTCGTGATCACCGTTAGGAAATGCTGCACATTCCTCGACCACCTCCTCTGCAAATTTTTGATCTGGCGCCCATATCATTCCAGACTCAAAAAGAGGTGCAACGGC